GACAACCCGCCAACGTCGCCGGGGACCGGGGATGCGTATTGGAGCGCATCGCCTCCCGGTGCAGATCGGTGGCGAGTCAATTTTTCTGCTGATGCATCTGGCTATGACCCTTGCGATATTTACCCGCGATTTGTAGGCGGGAAGGGGGCGTCAACTGGCGCAGCTGCAAAGCTGTTTATGCAGCAAATTGCAGCTATCCCATCTGGTGTTGCGGTGCTCGCAGACTCGTTGGGGGACTACAACCCTGACGCGGTGATCGAAACCTACGCATTCCCGACGCCAAGCACGTTTACTTACTCGGAGTCATTCGGTCTAGGGTGGGTTTATTCTGACGCAAACCAGAAAGCTGTTATCGCAGCATACCCGTCTGGTTGGCCGTCTTTGGCAGATTTCAGCTCTCCGTTTTTTGTGGCAAGCTCCCTAGTCGGGAGCATGGGCAAGCGCAAGACCAAAACAACATTCACAATATCTGCAACTGGAGACATTGGAAGGCTCCCGCTATCGACGTTTTCTGGATCTGGAGAAAGTCTTTATGGGACAGTGACATGGCTGGAGGTGTCTGGTTGCGATCAGCCGGAATTCAATGGAGAATTTCTCGCCTATCAGATTCCAAATCCTGCGGGGTTCCCCATTTCCGATGGTTTTCTGTATTTTCAACTGTCCGCAGCCCCTGCATCTTCTCCGGCCACGGGCGCCAGTAAGCAACTCGCCTATTACACGAAGATATGACCGCGCTATCTGTAACCGTCGCAGGCCAGCCGTTCGACATGATTGGCTATGTCGCTGAACAGTCGATATTCGGCCTTTTCTTCAAGTCCGCATATGACGCTTTCAACTTCGAGGATAACGTGCTAACGAAAATCACCGATACAGACTATCCTGGGTGGAGCACGGTCACGCCGAGCAGCATCACGCGATCAGGATCAATAGCGACCGTTACCCTGTCGGCTCCGGTTAACTGGCAGTCTGGCTCTACCGTGACAATATCCGGGGCTGCGCAGACGGAATACAACGGAGATTTCACGATCACCGTTACCGACTCTACGCATTTCACGTACGAGGTAACAGGCACGCCAACAACCCCGGCAACAGGCACGATCACAGCAACAGGCGGGCGAACAACCGTCCCTGGCGTAGAATATCTTGATGGTTACTTTTTTGTGATGGACGCGAACGCAGTTATCTACAACTCAGGGCTGGACGACCCTACCTCATGGGGCGCGTTGGACTTCATCACGGCGGCGATCGAGCCTGGCGGCGGTGTGGCGCTGGCGAAGTCTCAGAACTACCTGATTGCGTTCAAAGAGTGGAGTTCCGAATTTTTCTACGACGTAGGAAATCCGACCGGAAGCCCGTTGTCTCCGGTGTTGTCCGCTTTTACCTTGACGGGCTGCGCTGTTGGCGAGTCAGTCGCCGAGCTTGATGAAACGGTCTATTGGGTGTCTAAGGCGAGGCAAAAGGGGCGCGCGGTACACAAGATGGTTGGACTCCAACAGCAACTTGTCAGTACTCCGGACATTGATCGGATTCTGGCCACCTCCGACCTGTCGAGCGTCTACTCATACGGCGTCAAGTTGTCCGGGCACTCGTTCTACATCCTGGGCTTGCGCGACATCGACGTGACGCTAGCGTATGACGCAACATCTGGAACGTGGGCGCAGTGGTCAAGCCTGACGGCGCAGACCCCGAAATCGTGCACGCTCACGCAGGCTGGGGGGGTGGTAACGGCGGCATGCACGGAACACGGCTACGCAGACGGAGCGGCGGTCACAATCTCCGGGGCAACGCCGAGCGCTTACAACGGTCTGAAGCAGATTCGTGCTACTTCTGACGACGCATTCACGTTCGGCGTTGCCAGTGGCACCGCAAGCCCTGCGACGGGCACTATTGAGGCAACCGGGTATGATGAGGGCTATTTCCGGTATTCGCACTACGTAGCGGCGGCCGGCCGGGATCTTGTGCTGCACGAGACGACCGGGGCGCTTGTGGAAATTACCCCGGACGCCTACACCGACGACGGGGCGCCGATCGCGCTCAAGATTAGGACAGGAAAACTCGACAGCGGCAACGAGGATTACAAAAGCATTGGACAGATTCGCGTCATCGGAGAAAAGCAGGGCGGCCAAGCGATGCTGCGCTGGTCTGACGATGACTATGCTACCGACTCGCAGTGCCGCCCGGTCGATCTGTCGTCGAGCCAGGCGCGCATACGGCGCTGCGGCGCGTTCCGGCGCCGAAGCTTTGAAGTGCTGCACATTGCTGATTTGTCGGTGCAGCTAGAATCGCTCGAAATCGATTGAAGGAACGAAACATGCAAGAAAGTCTTTGGCAAGGAAATGCGCTCGACGCGCAGGCGCAATCTGCCGGCTATCGGGCGCTTGGAAATGGAAACTACAAGCGCCAGTCGCGATGGTGGGAGGCGCCGATCAGTGGGCAGGATTTGCAAGGCAAGCTCGATGCGCAAGGGTTCGCGAAGCAACAATCCAACCCGGCAAACCTGATTGGCAGCACCGACTACCTAGCGCAAATTCAGCAGTACCTGAACCCGCAGTCGATCGCGGCGGGCGGCGCGGCAAGCGGGACGCAAACGGCGAATCCTTACGAGCAGCGCTTGCAGCAGTTGGTCAATGACCCGAATTCGATCAGTGACAGCAACGCCTACAAGTTCCGGTTTAACCAGGGACAGCAGGCGCTTGAGCGCGGTGCGGCGGCCAAGGGCATGCTTGGCAGTGGCAACACGCTGGCGGCTCTTGCGCAGTACGGACAGGGTATGGCCTCGGATGAGTACGGGAACGAGGTTAGTCGCCTGGGCGCGCTATCCGGGCAGCGCGACTCGTACAATTTGGGGCTCAAGGGCCTAGCAAACAGCGAGTACGGAATGCGCGCAGGCGTCGATAAGAACCGAGGAGCGCTGGCGCTGTCGGCGCTTTCGACTGCCAATGACCAGCGCCTGCGGGCAAATCAACTCGCATCCAACACAGCAACGTCAACCGGGCTCGTGCGCCCGAATATCTGGTAAGGGGCTGAGAATGTACGGTCAGGAACCAATGGACAGAATCGGGCGGCTGATGAGCTTGCGCGACCTCGTAGCGGCCGGCCAGATGGCGCCAGACGACGAGACGCTGCCGGTGAATACGCTGCGCAACAATTCGACGGGCGCGGAGTATCAATTCGCATCTGGTCCGCAGGGCGCCCAAGTCCCGCAGCTTGACTACTCGCAGCCGATCGAGATCTTCGGCCAGGGCAAAGGCTACGCGATCAAGGGTCAGCCACTGTCGGCAATGATCAACGGCCGGCGCGTGGATTACGGCGTCGATGGCGACGCAAGCATGAAAGCCACTCAGGCGGCGCAAGACCGGACAATGAAGCTCGCCGAGCAGATGCAGGGGCTTGACGCTGGCGCGCTAGACATCGCAAAAAAGCGCATGGAAAATTCAGCGATGCAATCGACTGGCGGAGCAAAGCCGCTTACCGAGTCGCAAGGAAAGGCGGCAGGGTTCGGCGTGAGAGCAAACGATGCTGACTCAATCATCCGGGACGTTGGCGGCGGAGGCGATGTGCAGCCAGGACTTATCAAGCGGGCTGCAGAAGCTGTGCCGTTTATGGGTGACGCGCTCGGCACGCTGACTAACTGGACGCAAAGCGAGCCCCAGCAGAAGATCGAGCAGGCGCAGCGAAATTTCATTAACGCAGTGCTGCGCAAAGAGTCTGGGGCGGTGATTAGTCCTGAGGAATTCGACAATGCGAGAAAGCAGTATTTCCCACAACCAGGCGACGAGCCAGGGACCATTGCTCAGAAGCAGGCAAACCGGCAGGCGACAATTGCCGCGCTGAAAACAGAAGGAGCGCAGGGGTACGAACAGGCTCGGGCAGAATTCGAGGCCAGAAAGGCGGCTATTGCCGGCGGCAAGAAACAACAGGAAGGCGCCGGAAACAACACGGTGGCGATGCCTGATGGACGGGTGATGACCTTCCCGAGCGCTGCGCACGCGGACGGGTTTCGGAGGGCGGTAGGACTATGAGCGGATACGAGGAAGCGGCAAAGCAGTTCGGCGGGCAGATGGCCGATCCTTCCGCGCCAACTGCGCCTG